TATAATATCAAAGCCATAAATGCTCTTGCCGAGTTAGAACGATACGGCTGGACTTATCAACCGAGTGGACCAGACGAGGTAAAATGTCTTTGTCCTTGCCACGACGACGAACATCCCAGCCTCTCTCTTAATTTAGAAAAAAATGTTTGGATTTGTCACGCTTCTCAATGTAAAGCCAAAGGTGATATAATCGCTCTTTTAGCTTATATTGGACGAGTCCAACGTAAAACAATTATTGCAGATTTACTAACAAGATATCCAGATCTACAAGATATTAAAATTGTAGATCAAAAACAAGTAGAGAAATTTCATCAAGCAATTTGGAAATCTGGTCCTCTTCTACAAGAGTTATATAAGAGAGGTGTAACAGATAATGAGATAAGAGAACAGAGACTTGGTTATAATGATGGCCGCATAATTATTCCTGTTTATAATTTGCAGAAACAAGTGATCAACCTCCGTAAGTATCTTCCTGGAGCTCCTGGTCACGAGAAGATGCAAAATATGAAGGGATATATTACAAGAGCTCTGTATATGCCAGACCGTTTGAAGTATCCTACGGTATGGATTTGCGGAGGAGAATTAAAAGCTCTTGTAGCTAATAGATTTTTGAATCCTAATGATGTTGGAGCGGTATCAGTAACCGGAGCAGAAGGTTCTTGGAGTAAAAATTTCACTGCATTCTTTAAAGATAAATTTGTTTTTATTTGTATGGATATTGACGCAGGTGGAAAAGCTGCGGCGAAAACTGTTGCTCAACAAATCCTTCGAGTTGCAAAAGCTGTTTATATTATACATTTGCCATTAGATGAACAAAAATATCCAAAAGGTGATATCAACGATTGGGTAGGAATTGAAAAAGCTGTTGCTCAAGATTTTTTAGCTGTAATGAAAACCGCTAAGAAATATATGCCACAGGAAATTTTAGATGAAATAGATAATTCTGAACCTAAAAAATGCAGATTAATAGAAGCAGGAAAAGCAAAGTATATAGGAACTAAAATTCAATGTGATGCAGTTATCTCAACTATAAGTGAGGATACTCTTGTAGTAACAAAAGAAGTAGATATATCTTGTACACGGGATACTCCTTTTTGTGCGTTGTGTCTTGTAAATACTAAAGATCCAGATGCAGTGACTGGCTTAACACGAATTAGAATACAATCTACAAATCCAGCTATATTAGAAATGGTGAATTCATCACCACGAAATTTGAAATCTGCTGTATTATCGTCTTTGAATGTTCCAGATTGTAAATCTGCAAAAATAGTAAAACCATTTTCATATTATAATATTAAAGATGTAAGATTAACTAATCCTTTAGAAATACACAGTGAAAATAATGAACATATTGTTCAAGCTGCGTATATAGTTACAGATAAGAGCTTGGATCTAAATTCTCCTTATACAATTACTGGGAAGGCATATCCTCATCCAATAAATTGGTCTGGTGTTCTTCTTATCAATAATGTAGAAGAAAAGGAAGATAGTTTAACATCTTATACTTTTAATGATGAAGATTATGAGGAGTTGAAAATTTTTCAACCAGTAGATTGGACTTATGAAAGTTTAGAAGAAAAAATAGATCATATCTACAAAGATTTTGCTTATAATGTAACTCGCATATTTCAGCGTCAGGATTTACATCTATCTATGGATTTAGCTTATCATTCAGTTTTACATTTTAAGTTTGAAAATCAAATTCAAAATGGATTGATAGATTGTCTTATAACTGGAGATAGTTCTCAAGGTAAAAGTGAAGTGGCTATTCGTCTTATACAGCATTACAAATTAGGAGTAAGGCACGATTGTGGAAGTGCAACCAAAGCCGGTCTTCTTGGCGGATTAGAACAAATGGGAAGCAGGTGGTTCATCAAATGGGGAGTAATTCCAATCTATGATATGCAATTAGTTATATTAGAAGAAATAAAAGGAGCCAGCATTGAAGTCTTAGGCAAATTGCGTGATATGAGAACTTCTAAAATCGCTGAGATAATTGGTATAGAACGGCGAAAAACTCACGCAAGAACCCGTTTAATAATGATTTCTAATCCACGTAGCGATAGATCTGTGTCTTCTTATAATTATGGCGTAAATATTGTAAAAGAATTGATGGGCAATTTGGAAGATGTTCGCCGTTTTGATTTCGCTTTAATCTTAGCTCAACAAGAAATAGATAGCAAAGTTATAAATGATTTTCAACAAAACCAAGAGACAGCGGAACCATATTATTCTTCTAAAATTTGTAAGAAAAATGTTCTATATGCGTGGACTCGAAAAGTAGATCAAATAAAATTCGAAGATGGTTTTCGTACTCAATGCTTAAAATACGCCACAAATTTATGCTCTAAGTTCTCTGAATCATTACCTCTGTGTGACAAAGGAACTATGAGACATAAATTAGCCAGAATCGCTATCGCATTAGCTTGCAGAACTTTTAGTGTTGTAGATAACGATTGTGGAACAGTGTTAGTGAGACAATGTCATATTGAATATGCTTATAGATTCTTAAATAAAATCTACAACGCTCCTTATTGTGGATATAGAGATTACTCTACAGCCGAAGAACATCATTCACAATTACAAAATGTTGATAAAATAAAACAAACGATGAAAGAAACAAAACATTCACGAGCTTTAGCTAATTCGTTATTATATGCAGAGAGAATAAATATTATAGATCTTCAATCGTGGTGTGAAATAGATCGAGATAATGCTCAAAGATTGTTGTCCTTATTAGTTCGTAATAGAGCTTTATTCAGAGATCCAATTTCTCAATTTGAATATGTGAAATCAGCAGGTTTTATAAGTGCATTAAAAGAAATGTTGATGGACGAAACTTTTACAGATAATGTTGATAAAAGAGCGGAGTTCTAAAATGAAAGAAACACAGAAAAAAGTAAGTGAATTTCACACAAGACATAAATTTCCACTTAGTATCTCTTTACAAGCTAATGAAAATATTAGCTGGTTATTGATGTGGGTCATTTGCAAAGTAATGATTCGATTATCAAAATTAGCTATCTGGTATTGGAAAATTTCTGGTGCGAACAAAGATTCTTTCTATAGGATTCATCTTATGTTAGAAGAATTAGCTGAGATGATGGAGGGTATAAATAACGGTAATTTAATAAAAGCTGCCGATGGATTAGGTGATACTTTATATGTCGTTATTGGAACTGGAGTAGTCTATGCACTTCCCGCTCACGAAATTAGTGTAGAGGTTTGTAGGTCTAATGAAACAAAGAAGAGACGTACAAAGGATAATGTACGGCTACGAGATAAAGGAAAGAATTGGCAACCTCCAAATTTTGAAAGAGCTTTGAAAATTGGACGTAAAAGATTGAATATTGAAAAGGAAAAATATCTCAATGCTGAAATGGAACGAGATCTTAAAAATTTTGTATGTGATGAGCTAAAAGAAGGAGACCAAAATGTCGTTGATAATTGAAGGTTCAGATGATCTGGGTAAAACTACTTTCGCCAAGAAACTTATAAGGTATATTTGGGATCACGATGAATATCCTGTAATGTATTCTTGGATGACAATGCCAAACGAAACAACGTTCGACTTTTTTAAGAGTTATGAAATGATGTTAAATCCCTACACGATACAAGATAGATTTCATCTTGGTGCTCTTGCTTATCACAAAGATAAAATTACAATTCCACATACACTTCTTTGCATAGAGAGATGGATTCGAGATACAGGTGGATTTGTGATTTTATTTTTTGCTGAAGATGAGAGATGGTATAAAGAGCATCTTGCTAAAGATAAAAGAGGTAATTTACTTGCAAATGAAATTTTATGTAAAGCAAATTTTATCTTTACACAAATCGCTAATTATCATCATCCATTACGTCCGTGGTATGATTACGCATTTGATATTAGTGATGGACATTTTGTTGAAGATAAATTTGTTAAAATAATAGCAGAACGTTGGATAGAGCGTAGACGTGAATTTATAAAACAACTTTTAGAGAGATGAGATGAATTTTTGGTTTGAAATTATAGGTCTAATTAGTTTGTGTTTTGCATTAGCAGGTTCCATTCTAAATAATCGTAAAATGATTATTTGTTTTCCTGTTTGGATGATCTCAAATATAATATATTTTGGGATGCATTTTTCAAGTTGGCAATTATCACT